TTAGTCGGTGTTGAAGGAAAAATTCAAACCCGAACATACGATGATAAAGACGGTAAAACAGTATTTGTTGTTGAGGTTAGATGCGATAGCGTGCAGTTCCTTGATACTAGAAATCAAAACGAGGCACCTATGGATACTCAAAAAGTTCAGCAGATGGCCAACGATAATTATTTTCATAATGGATCGTCAGGTCCGAGTGATTTTATGGAAGATGTGAATACATACGACATCATGGAAGATGATATACAGTTTTAAAAATAAGTAAAATTTTGATTTTAAGGAGTTTTTAACTATAAGAGTAATAAGTTTACCTATTATGACTAAAAGCTCCTTATATCAAAGAAAACCTATTAAAAAAAGAATTTTATTATGAAAGGGAAATTAAAAATGTTAATTAAAAAGTCTTATGAACCGTTTTTATATAAATTTTTAGCAATTGCCAAAGATATTTTCAAAAAAACTGGTTCTAAAAATATTGTAATTTTCGGTGATGGTGAAAAGCTGAAATTTATTGCTAATAACTATGCAGGAATATTTGACTATCATACAGAAAAATTTGATCGCGAAATGTACGATTTTAAAGATGCAGCATATGAGATATCATTGCTGCCTAATGATGACATTAAACTTGAAAAACTGGAATTCTATCCATGCAGTGATGAATATTTAAGCAGTGTTAAGGAGTTTTTTGTCAATACCGATTATTTTGCAACTCATGTATTCGAATTGGATTCATGTGATGAATGTAAAATCGCTAAAATTGTAACTCTATCTGAGGCTTGGTTGTGTGATGATGATTTGAAGTTTATCAATAAATTAAAAAATTTTGATGTCTATGTTTGTTCGGATAAGGATAGTTTTAATGACCGCGTTGGAAATGAGTGGAATGCTGAATACATATTATGCAATGAAGCAGTTGAATTTGACAACGGGTATACTACTGCATCAATTACTTTGATTTTCAATACTAGATATAATCCTCGTAAAAGTGAGGCTGTTCAGCAGAAAATTAACTTTGAAAAGGATGATTTAGCATCTGAAATAATGGATAAAATTGAAGAGTTACCCGAAAAGGTAACTGTAGAAGTTGTTGGAAATGATACTTATGTTGAAGAAAAAGAACTTGATAATTTAATGTCTGAAGCTGAAAAACTCGAGGAGGAGTTCGAAGATGACTTCGACCCAATGCTCGCTTAATGTATTAAGTGATGATCTAAAAAAATTAAGGTTTGTTGTTCCAGGTGAAGCAGTTGGCAAGGGTAGACCTAAGTTTACTATGCAAGGTGGTTTTGCAAAAGCCTATACACCAAAGAAAACATCAGACTATGAAAAATTTATAAAACACTGCTATAGAAGTAAATATAGAAATTACATAAGTGATAAAGCTGTAAAGGTTATGACGTTTATTTATGTTAAGCCAGCCAAAAGTTTAAGTAAGAAAAAAAGAGCTAAATTATTAAACAATGAATTTCTTCCAACAAAGAAACCTGACATTGATAATGTACAAAAATGTATATTAGATGCACTTAACAAGGTTGCTTTTAAGGACGATGTGCAAGTCGTAGATCAGGTGACTATGAAACGTTTTGGTGAAGAGGATAAAGTCATTGTTGTAATTGAAGAAATAGGATTGACTATGCAGTCGATTTAAAGGAGGAAAGATTTATGGGATTGTTTGATTTATTAAAAGAAGAAACAGAAGTTAAAGAACCACAAAAAGAAGAAATTAAAGAAGCTGAGGTTGTTGAAAATGAAACTGCAGTAAACGAACCTGAAAAGGAAGTTAAAGAAGAACCAAAAAAGGAAGTAAAGAAGAAAATTAAAAAAAATTCTAAGCCTGAAACAAAGAATGAAAGAGTAAAAAAAGAACCTGAGACCAAATCACTTGAGGAACAGATTGCAACTGTTCCAGATAATTTAAAAACAAAAATAGATGTCATTTATCAGCATTTAATGACGATTCCCGGCATGGGTGAAAAAATGCGCAACCCAAAGAAAACAATCACTGATATGTTTAAATATATTGAAAATCAGGCAAGAAAGCAAGCTGTTAAAGGTTGTGCTATGGTTGAAGATCAAGTGGTGTTTGGATGGGCGGTGCATTACTATGACGAAGAAAACGTCGAATAGTGAAAAACTTTTAGATAAGCTTGCTGCATTAAAATTAAAACAATATAGCGTTTCTAAATTTAAAAGATGGATGATCAGTGATGATGATCCATCCTGGAAACGTCCTAAGATGGATACTCAAGTAAATAGTTTTTATGCTGCTGTTTATGAACCTTGGCGTAATAGAATAATTTGCAGAACTTTCTATATTACTCAAATGTGGTATAAAAAGCAAAAAGAAATACGGATATTTGAGGTTAAGCGACAATTAGCGGGATGTGATAAGCAGTTAGTACGTAGAATTTATAGTGGAATGAATGGTTACAAATGCTGGATATATAATGAAAATCGTTACTCATGGTATTGTGAAAATCATGATGAATGGAACAAACATTCTATTAAATCATATAATTTAGCAGTTTATAACATGTCTTACTATGGATACGGAACAGTAGTAAGAGAAGATTATCATATTTTAAATTCTGAATATGAAGTGTTCGAAATGCTAAAAAATTCAAAGTACAAATACAGCGGTTTTGAATATAACTCATTTAAACTAGGTGAACTATTTGAATATTTAGCTATGTACGAAAAACACCCGGCAGTTGAAATGATTTCAAAACTGGGTCTTGATTATTTACTTAAAATCGATTTAAGAAAATTCAGATGGTCTAAAAAAGGCATTGATATAATTGGAATTGAAAAAAAGGATATTCCAGTGCTAAAAAAACTTCGTATTCCTATTAACGAGTTTAAAACAAATAAAAAATACATATATAAGCTTAATATTCTTGAAAAGGAAGATTATAATCAGCTTTTACGTTTGATTGAAATAACTAAAAATAAATATGCAAACATAAACATAAGCAAGTATTCATTTGACTATTTTAAAATGCAGGATACTTCTTTACACACGATTAAAGATTATTATAGATTTTGCGAAGAGTTAGCTTTACCAATGAACCATGCTAACAAATATCCTGATGACATAAAAAAAGCTCATGATGATTTGATGGTGAAGATTGAAACAGTAAAATCAAAGGAAAAAGATGAAGCAATTTTAAAAAGAGTGAATAGCGGTCTTAATAAATTACGTTTTGCTGATGATAAGTATGTTATTACACCGGCTAATTCATCAGAAGATTTAATTAGAGAAAGTGCAAAATTAAATCACTGTGTTAAAACGTATGTTGATAAATATGCAAAAGGGGATACTAATATCTTTCTTGTACGAGAGCGAGAAAACGTTAATGAACCATTTTATACGTTAGAACTAACAGATAACGGTATTAAACAGCTTAGAGGAAATAATAATTGTAAACCAACAAATGAAGTTGTTGAATTTATCAATAAATGGGCAAACAAGTTTAAATTTACAGGTGTGTATGTGAAATGAAACTGGAGACTATAACGGCCGAAAATTTAGCTAAGTACAAAAAAGCTCAGGAATTAAAAGTGTTTGAATATTATGGATGCACTTATGAACAAAATAAATACAGCTATGGACGTTTTATCACATCTGGTCTTGATGAACGAATATATACGTTCATAGCAGACAATGAAGATAAATTCTTCGGAAAGGAAAATGAGAATGTTAAAGATAGAAAAGATTAAAGAAGAAATTTTAAATTTTAATCACGCAAATGATGCTTTGAGGTGTTATTTAGCAAGAGTAACAACAAAACAAAGTAATATAGATGGATGTTGTAGACCAAATTTACGCTGTGAAGAATGCTTAAAGGTGTCATTTATAGACTTATTAGAAGAATATAAAAAACCTGTTAAATTATCAAAATTTGAATATGAATATTTAAAAGTTGCTAAAGAGAATGGATACAATTTTATTACAAGAGATAAAGATAATAGATTGTATGGAACTAGCGAAAAACCTGAAAAGTATAATATAACGTGGGCTAGTAGTGGTGCTTATGTAGGCATGTTCAAGTCAACATTTAGTTTCGTTAAATGGGAAGATGAAGAACCCTATAACATCGATGAAATATTAAGTAATTGTGAGGTAATTGAAAATGAATAAAGTACATATTAAAAATGAATTTCTAATTAATATTGCAATAGCCCAACGCATGTTTGATAAATTTAAAGACGAATTACAAAGAAGCGATAATTATGAAGTAAACGGAAAAGTATCACGGGAAACACGTAAATCAAGATTAAATATGTATCGAAAGATAATCAATGATGAATTATTAGAAATAGAACGCAATTATGGTGGGGGAAAATATAATTTTGAAATGGCTGAGGTGACGCAAGATGAATAGAAAAGAATATGAAGAAAGAATAGCAAAGCTAGAAAAAGAATTAGATGAATTAAAGGAAGTGGAAATTGAAGACGATGAGTAAAGAAGAAAAAGAATTTATCTATGATGAAGAGTTTTATGATCTGTTTGTTGTAGATAAAATCTGCACTGACTGTTGTTATGAATGGGGATGCAGGGAAGAAAAGAAAATCGGTACATGTGAAAAATGCCAACTAATTACGAAACTGCGCGATGAATATGTTAAGTACTCAAAGGAGGCTAAATAAGATGACTGATAAAGACTTGGAAAAAGCATATGAATTTTGATGAATACGTTAATAAAAATTAATAATAAAAAACGATTTGGGGAGGATAAGGAATGGCTAAGTACAGCATTGAAGAAAAAGAAACTATAGAAAAAGTGAAAACATATCTAAAAGCAATAAGAACACTTAATCAAGAAAAATTTTCACTGGAAATTGAGTGCGAGGACATTCCGACTCCGCAGTCGGTTAAATTCAGTAAGGAAATGCCGGGAGGGTACTCAAAACCAAAAGATGAACAAATAACCAGCATGATGATGCGCAGAGAATTAATAAATAAGCGCCTGGAGCTGTTTAACGAGGAACTGGATAGATTCACTCCGGTTCTTTATTTGCTCAAAAGCGGTCAAAGAACAATTGTTAATATATATATCAATTCAAAAGGCTATGGAGATATGATTGAACGTTTACATGAACGTTATATTAGTGAGTCTTCATATATCATCGAAATACCTAAAATATGCTTAGAATTATCGAAGTATTTAGATTTAGAAAACATTCCAAATTTAGATGATCTTAATAAGCAGTTTAATAATTATGTTAGAAAAGAAAATAATAAAAGAAAAAAAGAAAAGTAAAATTAAGGTACTTTCACAGTACTTTTAAGGTGGTTTAAATGTAAAACTAATGTACTTTTAAGGTAGAATTCTAGTACTACAAGGTGTTATTATGATATCGTGGTTTAAATGAAACAATCCTATAAACCACCTTTCCCAATGTCGATATACTCAAGTGGCTTAAGAGGGCTGTTTGCTAAACAGTTAGATGGAGGGATCCATGCGTAAGTTCGAATCTTACTATCGACGCCAAATCAATGATTATAGCGCTTCAATAGCGCTTTTTTGTTTGTTTCTTTAAATAAGGAGGAATTTATAAATGTGTTACAACAAATCACCAAGAACGTCATATCATGTTAATGATATTTATTCAATTACAATTTTAGATAAGAAGTGGGATATTGTTTTTTGCGACAAAAAGGATGATCCAGAATTAAATGGCTGCGATGGTTATACATCGACTAGACAAGGCGAAAGAAAAATGGTGATTGCTAAAGATGCTTATCAAAGCAAAGAACATATTCTAAGACATGAACTTATTCATGCTTTTTTATTTGAGACTGGTTTAGGATTTTGTTCTGATTGGGCAACGAATGAAGAAATGGTAGATTACTTTGCTAGAAATTGGACCAAGATTGATAATATTATGAATAATTCAATTGATAAAATTATAGACAAATAAATCAAATACACACAAAGACGCTAAGACATTTTTTTGATGTTTAAGCGTGATTTAACCGAGGAGGGATATTTATTAGTATTAGTATTAAAATGTTTAAAACAAGCGAAATTAAAGCGTATAAAAACAATCCTAGGAACAATGATGATGCAGTCGGTCCGGTTGCGGAATCGATAAAACAGTTTAGGTTTAAAGTTCCGATCATTATAGACAAAAATAATGTGATTGTTGCTGGCCATACACGTCTAAAAGCAGCTATAAAATTAAAACTTGCCGAAGTTCCCTGCATTGTGGCCGATGATTTAACCGAGGAACAGATAAAAGCGTTTAGGCTGGCTGATAATAAAGTTAGTGAATTCGCTACATGGGATTTTGAGTTATTGGATATAGAACTTGATAATATTGCATGTATTAATATGAGTGATTTTGGTTTCCTTAATGTGGATATATTAGATGATGAGCTTGAAAAACAAATGGAATATTTAACCCAGGATACTAAAACAAAAAAATTCATTGTAAAATTAGCATTTACTACAGAAGATGAAGCAAATGAGTGCAAGGACAAATTAATGTCGCTTGGATATAAAAATGTCGATATAGCATGAAAATTTTCTTAGCAGGTTCTGGTTACTTATTTTCAAGTCCTGAAGTTATCAATAATTCTAAACCGGCTTTTGTTTTACAGTCCTATTGGTATTTAAGAAATTTTTCTAGAAAAGAAGAATTAATGAAATACTATCTAAGTGAAGATTGCAAAATGTTTTTGTTGGACAGTGGAGCATTTACTTTTATGAATTCCAATAAAAACGAAGATATAAAATCATATTTAGACAGTTATATTGATTTTATTAATAAATATGATATCAAATATTTCTTTGAGCTGGATCTTTATACAATTATCGGGATTGAAGAAACATATAAAATGACAGCTTATTTAGAAGCAAGAACAAATAAAAAAAGCATACCAGTTTTTCATAAATGTTTAGGTTTAAAAAGGTGGAGAGAGATGTGTAAAGACTATAACTATGTTGCAATTGGTGCTAGTGGATTAACTCAAGAATGTAAATGGGTTAAAAATGAGAAGATTTTAAACCAAATGATTAGCATAGCACATAGTTGTGGAGCTAAAATTCACGGTTTGGGATATACAAGGTTAAAAAATCTAAATAATCCAACTGTTAAATTCGATACTGTTGATAGTAGTTCGGTTTGTAGTGGGAGTAGATTTGGTACTTCGTATTATTTAAAAAATGGATGTATATATTCAAAAAAACTAAAAAGAAGTGGCAAAAGAATTAAAGATTTAAAAATAATAGATGATCACAATATGGAAATATGGTGTACTTTCCAAAAAATAAAAGGAGGACTTTATGAAAAATAAAAAAATAAGGGGAATAGCTTTAAATAGTATTATATGTGCAGCATATGTAACTTTATGTTATACATTAAACGCAGTCAGCTTTGGACCGCTTCAATTTAGAGTAGCTACCTTGCTGCTTCCTCTTGGCATATTAGATAAAAGATTGGCCAAAGGTCTTGTTCTTGGCGTGATAGTTGCTAACTTATCAAGTTCATTAGGAATAATTGATATTATAACAGGTGCTTGCATTCAAATTTTACAGTTTTATGTATTTGCTAAAGTTGTAAAGAATATTTACTTAAACAGTATTATTTATGCTTTATTAAGCGGAACTTTTGTAGGGCTAGAACTATTATATGTTTTAAATGTTCCCTTTTTATATTCTTTTTTGAGTGTTGGTATAAGCGGTATGGTACTGTTTTTGATAGGAATTCCTCTATGTAACAAACTATTAAAATATGTAAATGAGGCTTAAGATAATATGGTTATTATATTGTATCACCGCTTGCTAATTTATTATGAGATATGAATGAAACAAGCAAAAAAAACCTAGTCCCTTTTACAAAAGAAACAGCTAGAGAAGCTGGTTCAAGAGGAGGAAAAGCAAGCGTAAAAACACGTAGAAGAAAGAAAAAAATGAAGCAGGCAATGGATCTGCTTTTATCTTTGCCAGTTTTACCGGAAAACATGTCGAAATTAAACCAGCTAGGGGTAGATATAGAAGACGCTGATAATCAAATGTTGATGCTTACTGTTGCTTTTCAGAAAGCAGTTAGCGGTGATGTTAAGGCAATGCACTTTATTAAAGAGATTACCGGCGCTACTGCAACAACAGAGTTAGAGCGACAAAGACTTAAGCTAGAGAAGGAAAAAGTAGCTATTGCTAAAGAACGTTTAGAATTAGATAAGGCTAGGTCACCGGTAGATGATGTAGAAGAATACGAGGATGATGGATTTATCGAAGCTTTATCGGGTACTGCAATTTCTGATTGGAACGAGGGTCAACAAGATGGCTAAAATAAAGCAGGTCATTTTTAAATTTAAACCATTTAGTAAAAAGCAACGTATGATTTTAAACTGGTGGACTAAGGATAGTCCAGTAAAAGATAATGATGGAATTATTGCAGATGGTGCTATCCGTTCAGGAAAAACCATTGTAATGTCCTTGTCATATGTTTTATGGGCAATGACTACTTTTAGTGGTCAAAACTTTGGAATGGCAGGTAAAACAATAGGATCTTTTAGACGTAATGTTTTATTTTGGCTTAAACTTATGCTTAAAGCTAGAGGATACAAAGTAAATGATCACCGTGCCGATAATCTTGTTATCGTTAGAAAGAAGAATATCGAAAACTATTTTTACATTTTTGGTGGTAAGGATGAACGATCACAAGATTTAATTCAAGGTATCACATTGGCAGGAATGTTTTTTGATGAAGTTGCATTAATGCCCGAAAGCTTTGTTAATCAAGCAACTGCACGTTGTAGTGTTAAAGGATCTAAATGGTGGTTTAACTGTAACCCGCAAGGTCCGTTTCACTGGTTTAAAGTTAATTGGATAGACAAATCAATTGGTTATTTAAATGCAGAACAAATAAAAGAATTAGAACGTAAAAAAGAAACTGTAAAAAATATATTGTATGTTCATTTTACAATGGACGACAATTTGTCTTTAGATAAAGAAGTCAAAAGAAGATACGCTTCAGCGTATAATGGAGTTTTCTATGATAGATATATCCGTGGTTTATGGGCTGTCGCTGAAGGTGTTATCTATGACATGTTTAATAGAGACAAGCATATTGTCAATAAACGTCCTAAAATTGATGAAAACGAAAAAAAATATATTAGTTGTGACTATGGAACCCAGAATCCCATGGTCTTTTTACTTTGGGAAAAAGGGGTTAATGAAACGTGGTATGCAACAAAAGAATATTATTATTCTGGTCGTGAAGAAAGAAAACAAAAAACTGATAGCCAGTACGCTGATGATTTAATTGAATTTATTGGTAGCTTGAATATTGAATATATTATAGTCGATCCAAGTGCAGCATCGTTTATAACTGAGTTGAAAAGCAGAGGATTGAGCGTCAAACGTGCTAGAAATGATGTCTCAAATGGTATTCGTTCAGTCGGAACAATGCTTAATCTAGGAAGAATTGGTTTCCTTGATACTTGCAAAATGGCGTTAAAAGAGTTCTCTATTTATGTATGGGATTCAAAAGCAACTAGCAGAGGAATTGATGCACCGATAAAAGAAAATGATCACTGTATGGATGCAATAAGATATTTTGTTAACACAATTTTAATTAATAAAAATAAATTAAACACTGATTTGAAAGGGGGAATTTAATGGAAATTTTTAGATTGCCAAAAGATACGGTTATGACACCTGATTTATTAGCCGAATATATTAGTAAACATAAGATGCTTGTAAATGGTCATTATCAAAAACTGCATGATGCTTATGAAAATAATTATGACATATACAATCAGCCAGACAAAGAAAAATGGAAACCTGACAATCGCATATCTGTAAACTTCGCCAAATATATCGTTGATACATTCAACGGTTTTTTTATTGGAAACCCAATAAAAATAAATAGTAAAGATAAGGGTACAAATGATTATATTGCTTTGCTAGATTCTTATAATGATCAAGATGATAACAATGCTGAACTATCAAAGATTTGTTCAATTTATGGACATGGCTACGAAATGTATTATCTCGATGATAATATGCAACAGTGTATTACATATCTTTCCCCGCTAGAGGCATTTATTATTTATGATGACAGTATTATTGAAAGGCCTCTATTTTTTATAAGATACTATAAAGATTATAAAAATGTTGAACGTGGGTCATGGTCTGATGATACAGTTATTCAATATTTTCATCAAAACGGATCGTATGTTTTCGATGACGATGAACATCTTCATGGTTTTGATGGTGTGCCGGTAACTGAGTATGTTGAGAATGCTGAACGCACCGGTATTTTTGAGTCAGCTATGCCGATGATCAACGCCTATAACAAGGCTATAAGTGAAAAAGCTAATGATGTTGATTATTTTGCAGATGCCTATTTAAAAGTTCTAGGTGCTAAACTTGATACAAATGGTGTTAAACAGATACGTGATAACCGTATCGTTAATTTTGAAGGTGATCCAGAAGTTAATATGGTTGTTGAATTTATGGATAAACCCAATTCAGATGGAACACAGGAAAACTTAATTGAACGTCTTGAAAGATTGATATTTCAGATTTCTATGGTTGCGAATATTAGTGATGAAAATTTCGGTACAAGTTCCGGAATAGCATTAAAATACAAACTTCTATCAATGACGAATCTAGCAAAGGCTAAGGAACGTAAATTTACAAGTGGAATGAACAGGCGTTACAAACTCCTTTTTTCACATCCGCTTTCTAAAGTAAAAAGTGATGCCTGGGTTGGTCTTGGTTACAAATTCACTTTTAATATTCCTGCTAATATCACCGATGAGGCGCAAGTTGCAAGTTCGCTTGAAGGTATAATCTCAAAGGAAACACAATTAAAAGTTCTTTCGATTGTTGACGATGTTCAAGGTGAAATCGACCGTTTAAAAAATGAAGAACAGGATGCTGAAAATGATATCGTTGCTAAAACAATGTTTGATAAAACGGTAGAAGACAATGAATAGTAGAGATTACTGGCGCAATCGGGAAAATGAGCAACATAAGCACAATATCACTGAAGAAAAGAAATATAATCAGGAATTAAATAAAATTTACAAAGACATGATGGATGAGTGCAAGAGGTCCATTAATAATTTCTATGCTAAATATGCTAGTGAAAATGGTATAACCATGGCTGAGGCTAAGAAAAGAGCTTCTAAGTTAGATATAGAAGAATATGCGCGCAAAGCTGCTAAATATGTAAAAACAAAAGATTTCACCAAAGAAGCTAATGACGCAATGAAAATCTATAACTTGACAATGAAAGTAAATAGATTGGAGCTGTTAAAAGCTGATTTAGGTCTTGAACTTGCTAAAGGTCACAGTAAGATTTATCAGCTGTTTTATAAAGCGTTAAAAAAACGCTCTATAGATGAATTCAAGCGACAATCAGATATTTTAGGCAAAACAGTACAAAATAACACTAAATTGGCTAATTCAATCGTTAATGCGTCGTTTCACAATGCTACTTTTAGCGATCGTATCTGGATGCATCAGGATTTATTAAAAAGTGATTTAAATAAATTATTACAAATTGGCCTTATTCAAGGTAAGAATCCAAAAACACTTGCAACTGAGCTTAGAAAGCGTTTTAACGTAAAACAGTCGGATGCTGAACGATTAATGCAGACTGAGTTAGCAAGAGTTCAAACAGATGCACAAAAAAAGTCCTATATTGAAAATGGGTTTGATGAATACGAGTATATTGCTTGCGGTAGCAGTGATGTATGTGATACGTGTAAATTAATGGATGGCAAAGTGTTTAAAGTTAAAGATATGATGCCTGGACTAAATGCTCCACCGATGCACCCAAGGTGTCATTGTTCAACCGCTCCTCATATTGATAGAGCAGAATATGAGTCATGGCTTGATTTCCTTGAAAAAGGTGGTACTACCGAGGAATGGGAAGCTCAAAAAAGATTCAAGTCTAATATGAACAAACAACTTAATAAACTATCTGAAAGTGAAAAGAGTATCTTAAATCGTTATACTGGGATTTTCGCTTTTCAACTTAATAGTAGTTTAAATCATGGTAAATATGATAAATATCAAAATGAAATTAATATATTAGATAATGCATTGAGCAAAGGGGTAATTCTTGAAGATATTACATTGAGAAGAAAAGTTGATCTAGGTTTTTTTGTTGAAAAAAGCAAATATAACATAGAGGATTTAAAAAAATTAATCGGTATTAAAATTATTGAAAAAGGATACTCCTCAACTTCGTTAAATTTATTTGATGATATCGATTTGAAAGGCCGCAATGGTTTTATAGAATTTGATGTCCCGAAAGGATATAAAGGCGCGCAATATATAAAAGATCTAGCATATCCAAAATTTAAAAATCAAGAAGAAGTATTATTTAATAGAGGACTGTGTTATATTATAAATGAAGTAAGAGAAGAAAATGGAATTTATTATATAAAAGCAGAGGTGCTAAAAAATGATTGATCCTAAAGATTATCCATTTCATGTCAAAGAACTTGGCGGTGAAGAAGAATTTAAGGAGTACATACAACTATGGAAAAAGGATGCTCCCTGGTCTGACGATGAACATATTAAAAATATACTTAACGGTGAAGAAGAAGCCAAAGTAAGTATATCAATGTGGTGTAATCCTTGGATGTAGGAATATATTAAAGTCGATAATTAATCGGCTTTTTTATTTTTAAAAATGGAGGTATAAGTGTGGCGCGAATAGAAAGCGGTGTAACTGGTGTTGTTAGTAAAATAGACATTAATAGTTTAGAAATAGATGAAATTAAAGAAAAACTCGATACACATATTAAAGAATTCAATGGTTGTGTTGAACATATAGATACCGGAATCAACTATTTAAAAGAGGATATTGAATATCTTCGAAAAGAAAACAAGACAAATAAGTTAGAGATGATGATACTTAAAGATAGCTTGAAAAAATTATCGTATTGGTTATGTTGTGTAATTGTAATTAATTTTATTTTGCTAATTGCTATAATGCTATTTTTTTAGAGAGAGGATGATTTAAAATGAGTATAAAAGCAAATACACAGATTGATGTAATTGATTTAGAATTATCAAGAAATGAAATTAGAGAGCTTAAGAAAACAGTAAATTCGATTATAATTTCAAACTTAATTGTTTATTTTATTATTTTTTACCATTTGCTATCAAGGTAAAATTTATGATTAAAATAGATGTTAAGAAATCATGTGATCATATTGCGGTTTCTTGTGTTGGTCATGCAAATTACAATACTGTTGGGCAGGATATCGTTTGCGCGGCAATTTCTAGTTTATTACAGACGCTTTGTTATTCTTTAGAGGAGTTAACACAAGATAATGTAAATGTTTGTTTAAAAAGCGGAAATTCTTTAATAGCAATATACAAACCTACATCAAAGAGTCAATTGCTGGTTGATTCTTTTTTTATAGGATGTAGAGAGATTGCTAACGTATATAGTGATTATGTTGAAATATCTAAAAATTAAATATATTAATTAGCGTTCATTTGTATGAACGCTTTTTATACGTCCAGGCGTGAATGACATTAAACTTTACGGATTGTTGGAGGCGTGGAAACCAATAAAAAAACTACGGATAGGTTAGGCGTGAAAACTTTAAATTACGGAGGAAAAGAAAATGAAAGATTTAGAAAAATTATTAAAATTACCATTATTAAAAAATAAGTTCGATTTACAGCTTTTTGCTGAAGATAGTGACAATGGAGAAGATGGTGAGGATCCGGACAACGAACCAAACACCTCACTTAAAGATGGTGAAGGTGAAAATCCTAGTGACAAAAAATACAGTGATGAAGATGTAGATAAACTTATTTCTAAAAAATTTGCTGAATGGGAAAAGAAACGTCAAAAAGAAGAAGCAAAATTCAAAGAGGCTCAAAAATTAAAAAATATGACTGAGCAAGAAAAAAAGGATCTTGAATTCAAACAACTGCAAGAAAAAATTGCGAAGTATGAGAAGCAGGCTACATTAGGTGAAATGTCTAAGGTAGCCCGGTCAATTTTAGCAGATGAAGAAATTAGTGTTAATGACGAACTTTTAGCTAATCTAGTATCAGAAGATGCTGATACAACTAAAGCTAATGTTGAAAACTTTGCAAAGATTTTTAAAGCAGCAGTTCAAAAGGAAGTTGCAGCTAAATTACGTCACGAACCACCTAAAAAGGGTTCTAAGACGAAAATGACCAAAGAAGAGATTTTTAAAGTTGAAAACACAGCTGAAAGACAAAAATTAATTAGTGAAAACATGGAATTATTCCAATAAAAAGGAGAGATAAACAATGAAAAACAAAAATAAGTTTAATTTACAATTACATGCAGCAGAAACAAATTTGACTGCTGGTAAAGATTTAGAACCAGCTATTTCGATTGATTACACAAGCCGTTTAAACAAAAATATTAATGAGCTGCAACGTTTATTAGGAGTTACTGAAATGATTCCAATGAGCGCTGGAACAACTATTAAAATTTATAAAATGGAACAAGTAAATACACCTGATCAGGTTGGAGAGGGCGAAACTATTCCTTTAACTGAAATTAATAGAAAATTAGCTAGAACAGTTGAATTAAAGTTAAATAAATATAGAAAAAGTACATCAGCAGAAGCTATTCAACGTTCAGGACGTTCATTAGCAGTAAATCAAACAGATGAAAAATTAATTTCTGGTGTCCAAACTTCAATCAAAAAATCATTTTACACTTTAATTAAGACTGGAACTGGTACAGCAAAAGGAACAAATTTACAATCAGCATTAAGTGCTGCATGGGGAGCGTTACAAAAGTTCTATGTTGATATGACTGTAACACCTATTTATTTTGTATCAAGTGAAGATTTAGCTGATTATTTGGGAAATGCTCAAATTACATTGCAAACTGCTTTTGGTATGTCTTATATTGAAAATTTCTTAGGTTTAGGAACAGTGATTGTTTCACCTGAGTTAGAAAAAGGAAAAGTTATTGCTTCGGCTAAAGAAAATATTAATGGTGCTTATGTTCCTGCAAACAGCGGTGACGTGGCTCAAACATTCAACTTAACAAGTGATGCTACTGGGCTTATTGGTATGACACATAATATTGATGGGAAAACAGCAACATTTGAAACTTTATTGTTTAGCGGTGTCATCTTTTTCCCTGAATTTTTGGATGGAGTAATTGTAAGTTCTATTCAAGCATCTGAAGTATCAGTTGGAGCATAATTAGGGAGGAAAATAAAATGTATAAAGTTATTAAATATTTTACTGATTTACAAGATAATGAACATCCATACAATGCGGGGGATACATTCCCTCGTGATGGATTGACAGTATCTAGAGAACGTATTATTGAACTGGCTACTGCCAGTAATAAACAAAGTACGCCGTTAATTACATTTATTGAAGATAAAAGTAATCAAGCTCAAGACGAAAATGAAGCAGTTGAACCCGAAAAGCAAAAAAAGGACGAAACAAAAAAATCCGAACCTAAAAACTCAGCTTCAAAGAAATAATGGTGTTGCCTATGACAATACTTGAAAATGTCAAAGAATTACTAGGTAACCCCAAAAATATTGACGATAAACTAAACGTGATTATTGAGCTTACTCAAAAACGTTTAGGAAATTTGTTAAGTGTTAAAGAAGTTCCTGAAGAACTTGAATATATTGTTATTGAAGTATCGGTAATTAGATTTAATCGTATTGGTAGCGAGGGTGTATCTTCTCATTCAGTCGAGGGTGAAAGTATGTCTTTCAACGACGATGATTTTGATAGCTATGATAAAGATATCAGGTCATGGTTAAATAATCAGAGTGATCTAAAAAAAGGAAGTGTACGTTTTTTATGAGATATGACACTCCTGTTTATTTTCAAACTGTTAAAAGTGGCCAGTATGATCAAAATACAGGTAATTATGGAGATGATACTATCGCCGAAAAAGAATTAATGGCCAGTGTGATGGATACCAGTACTAAAACAATGCAATTAATTTATGGAACTATTAAGCAAGGGAGTTTAACTATTCATATTCAAAATCATTGGAATGAAGTATTTAATTTTATTCGCATTGATAAGAAACAATACAAAGTTGACTATAGTAGAAAGCTTAGAACAAAACATATTTTTGTGCTTTCGGAGGTGACTTAATGGCTAAAGTTTTTTATTTAGAGGGTTTAGAAAAATTAAGTAATAAACTTAAGAAAAATATCAAGATGGCTGATGTAAAAAGAGTTGTTAGTACTAACGGAGCTGAGTTAACAAATAAAATGACTCGTAATGCTAATTTCGTTAAGGGATATCAAACTGGTACAACTAAAAGGAGTATACAGTTATCGAAAGAAGATAGCGGTTTTACTGCTATTGTTGAACCAGGTACTGAATACAGCCCGTATCTAGAATATGGTACCCGAAAAATGGAGGCTCAGCCCTTTGTTGGTCCTGCGTTTAATGAACAAAAAGAAATATTTAAAAAAGATATGAAAAAACTAGTTGAGTGAGGTGTATAAAAATGGATCCACAACAAGAACTGTTTAGTTATCTGTTAGTAGAACTAAAAAAGTTATATCCAGACAATGTCTATGATACTTTTTTACCACCAGATAATACCCCTTACCCGTTTATATATGTTGGCAATAGTCAATTAATTGATGATGCTAATAAAAGTGCTGTATTTGGGAATGTCTATCAAATTATCCATGTATTTCACAATAATCCTAAGCAGCGTGGGACAGTCTCAAAGATGCTTCTTGATATAAAGAAAGTATCTAGAGAATTAAATCATACAACTAATTTTGCGTGGTCGTTAAAAAATGTTAGTCAAGACATTATGCCAGATACATCAACAAGCATTCCACTTTTACACGGGGTGCTTTCTTTAGAGTTTAAATTTAATTAGGAGGAGGTAACATATGAGAAGATTTGATTTACAGCTTTGTGCAGCGCCTGAAGCGGTACAAGGTAAAAAAATTGTTTATTTATATAGAATTTTAAGTAGTGCAACTACAAAAGATGGAGCAACACTTGCTTTTACAACTGAGAACGGTCGTACAAAGAGCAAGGATGCTGATTCCACAGCAACTAAGGACGGATCAATTCGTACACCCGGGGTTGCTGAGGTAGAAATTACTGCTACAAGTATTTTAGCAGTTGGTGATACTTTAATCGATGAGTTAGAAAAAGCCTTAGATAATGATGAGCTTGTTGAAATTTGGGAAGTAAATTTAGCCGAAAAAGGCACAGAAGATAATGTTGGAAAATTTAAAGCAAAATATTTCCAAGGATACCTTACAGAGTGTGAAATAACTTCTAATGCTGAAGATATGGTTGAAGTTTCTCTTACATTTGGGATTAATGGCAGTGGAGTAGATGGTTATGCCACAGTATCTCAAGAACAACAAGAAATGGCAAATTATGTGTTTGCTGACACAAAGAAAACTGGAGCGTAGAAATACGCTCTCTTTTAAATTGAAGAAAGAAGAGGAAAAATTATATGGAATTAACAATTAATGGAATTGTATATAAATTCAAAGCATCTATCGGATTTGTAAGAAAAGTAAATAAAAATGTAACGCAAAAAGATGAATTAGGTGTAGAAAAGCAAGTTGGTTTAACTTATTTGGTAGCTGGCTTAGTAGATGGCGAAATTGAAGAATTGATTAATGCTCTAGATTATTTAAATGATGGCATGACGCCTAGAGTTACTCGTGAGCAAATTGAAGAATATATCGATAACGAAACGACAGATGTTGAAAAATTATTTGAGGTTGTAATTGATTTTTTATCGAGTGCGAATGCATCGAAAGTCGCAATCAAGAAACTGTTCGAGAGAGTGGAAGAAGCGAAGAAACGGGAAAAAGAACAACATTAGAAGATATTCGATCATTCGATGAAACTTATAAAGAGATAGCATTAAATTGTTTTAGATATTTAGATTTTAAGAATTTTGATCAAGTTGATTTATTAACCTTTGCGGAATATGAACTATTAATGAAAGCAGTAGAGCTAAAGGAACTCGATTTGAATTATCACATTCATTTGCTAGCGTTTAATAATTTTAAAGTCAAAGCAAGAAAGAAAGCAGGTAAAAATAAAACTCGACCAGTTTTCGATACTTTCAAGAAGTTCTTTGACTATGAATATGAACTTAATAAAGTTCTTGGAAAAAAAGAAGATAAATTTTCTAAAGTTAAAGAATTCATGAGAAAAAGAGGTGAGAAAAATGGCAGAGAGTTTTAGTGTAAAAGCTATATTATCGGCTGCTGATAAAGGATTTACTTCAACAATGGAAAAAGCCGATTCCAAATTGTCGAGCTTAGGCAGTAAAATTAAAAGTGGACTTGGTTTTGGTATTCTTACTGGAATTGGGCAACAAGCTTTTTCAAGTATCACAAGTGGTATTTCGGGTGTTATAAGTGAATTAGGAGCTTCAAGTGCAGCTTGGAAAACCTTTAATGGTAACATGGGAATGCTTGGAAAAAGTTCTGATGAAATAATTTCTACAAAAAAAGAACTACAAAAATTTGCAACACAAACAATCTATAGTGCTAGTGATATGGCTACTACTTACAGTCAGCTGGCAGCAGTTGGAACAAAGAATTGTACACAGTTAGTAAAAGGTTTTGGTGGTCTTGCTGCGGCAGCTGAAAACCCAACGCAAGCAATGAAAACTTTAAGTACACAAGCTACACAAATGGCCGCTAAGCCGAAAGTTGCTTGGCAGGATTTTAAACTAATGCTTGAGCAGACCCCGGCTGGAGTTGCAGCGGTAGCGAAAGAAATGGGTATGAGTACTTCTAAATTAGTTAGTAAAGTTCAGGATGGAACTGTTAAAACCGAAGATTTTTTCAATGCCATTGCTAAAGTTGGAACAAATGACGCTTTCACAAAATTGGCTACAGAATATAAAACTGTAGACCAAGCAATGGATGGTTTGACTGAAACTCTGGGAGTTAAATTAGCTCCGGCATTCGACTATGTTTCAAAAATTGGGATTGATGCAATTTCTGGTCTTGTTGATAAATTAGATGGTTTTAATGCCGATAGCTTAGTTAATACAATTTCGGGAGCAATAACCACAATTCAACCCTATTGGGATGCTTTTAGTAAAGCTGCTGGAAAGGTAGCAGGAGCACTATTTGATGTCGGAGGTGTGATTGTTGATGTAGGTGCCTCAATAGCAACAAATGAAACGGTTATTAAAACGTTTAGTGATGTTATGTCTTCAGCCGGTGATGTGATTGCATTTGTTGGGAATATAATTGCAGATAATAGTGATATAATTGTTGCAGCTACACCGTGGGTAGCAGGTTTCTTTTTAGCATGGAAAGGTTATAAAAAAATTAGTTCAGCTGTTACTGCATTACAAAAATTTGGTGATAAATTAATGGGAATTACTCAGACTGCATCATCAGGTTTAACTGAAAAATTAGATGGAATTGCAGGTAGCCAAACTAAAGTCGGTAAATCATCTAAAAAAAGTGCAAAAAATATGCTAGCATCTGCTAAATCTTTTATGATGATGGGAGCAGGTATTTTGATGGTGAGTGCAGGTTTTGCATTATTAGCTTATTCCGCTATACAGTTAGCTAATGCAGGACCTTTAGCAATTGGTGTGATGGCTGGTCTTGTGGTTGCTTTGGCAGCTATGGGAGCTGGTATGACTTTGATGTTGAATTCTATTAAGCCGGGAGCTGCAAAATTAAACGCTATTTCACTTGCAATGTTAGCTATGGGAACGGCATTAGTTCTAGTTTCAGCTGGATTTGCAATCTTAACGGCTAGTGCTATTAATTTGGCAAATGCTGGACCACTTGCAATTGGGGTTATGGTCGGAATGATAGCGACTATTGCATTATTAGCGGCAGGGGCAGCTATATTAGGGCCTGCATTAACAGCGGGAGCAGTTGGGTTTATAGCTTTTGGTGCTGCTATTGTTTTGGTTGGAGTAGGAGCTTTATTAGCAGCTACTGCCTTAACGTTAGTGGCTGGTGTACTTCCTACTGTCTGTGAATACGGATTATTAGGAGCAGGAAATATAGCTTTATTAGGAGCGAGTATGATTGCTTTTGGAGCAGGTGCTGTAGTAGCCGGAGCAGGTGCTTTAATTTTAGCTGCTGGTTTAATTGTGGTAGGAGTTGGTGCATTAGGCGCAGCAGTTGGTATATTAGCTTTGGCTGTTGCATCAGTTGCTTTGGGAGCAGGAATTAATTTGTGTGCTCTAGGCGCAGTTGTTTTAGGACCGGCATTATTAACTTTATCAGCAGGGGCGCTCGCTGCTGGAGCTTCTTTGTTAGTTTTAACTGCCGGGGTATTAGCGTTTACAGCAAGTGGCGTTGCCTCTCTGGCAGGAACAATTTCATTAACTGCTGGGTTCGTAGCTTTTGGTGCTTCTTTATTGGTTGTAACCGCCGGTATGATTGCTTTAGCTGCTGGGTTATTAGGTGTATTGGGTAGTATGAAATCAATTGCATCTAGTGCAAAAACTACTGAAAAATCATTGAAAGCAATGAAGTCTTCAATTAGTTTTGTTAACAGTGCACTTGAAGGACTGGGAAGTTTAGCAAAATCTGCAATTAAATCACTTATTAGTTCTTTTAGTAATGCTGAGGGTAAAGCTAAAACCGCAGGGCAAAATATTGGAAACAATATTTCTAGTGGTGTTCAGGCAGGAGCTACTAAAATGGTATTAATAGCATCATTAACAACAATGCAAACTATCGGAGTGTTCCAAAATGGTCAGGCAGGAGCCTACGGGGCAGGTGTTTACATTGGTCAAGGGTTAGGTAATGGTATGAGTTCACAACTCGGCTATGTAAGAAGTGTTGCTTCTCAACTTGCAAGTGCTGCGGAAAAGGCTATCCGTGCTAAAGCGCAGATTCATTCACCTTCAAGGGTTAGTACTAAACTAGGTAATTTCTGGGGTAAGGGATTGGGCAATGGTATTGTAGAAATGAAAAATTTTGTAAAAAAAGCAGCAGATAAATTATTTTCAATACCAGTTTTAAACAATCCTAAAATTGCTTTTGCAGGTGACTTTGATAGTAATCTTTCAGAAGATTACGAATATTATCAAAATACTAAATACACTATTAATGTACCTGTAATTATGGACGGCAAAGAGGTTGCTCGTGTAACTGCGCCGTTTACGCAGGAGGAAATAGAAAAAAATGAAAAATTAAAAAATATGATCAAGGGGGTGAAATAGTAGATGTATGAATTCGTAGATACTGATGAGATGTATACTAAAACAATACTTCCCGCTGAAGCAATGTCCTACAATGGCGTTTTTATTGAAAATGAAATACCGGGGTATCGGACATTATATGTAAGCGGTCGTGAGCTGATGGAAAGTGAAGTACAAGATGAAACGATCAATTTATTGGATGGAACCAATTATTTAGGTAAACGGTATCCATCAAGGACTATTACTGTTACATATCAATTAATTGCATCTACTTGCCTCGAATTTCGTGATTCATTTAATAAATTAAATCGTCTTTTAAAAGATGAACAGGTTAAAATTATTTTTAATGATGAGCCAGATAAATATTTTATTGGTACAAAGATTGGAAACAGTATCCCTGGTCCTGGATCAAATAGTATAACTGGAAATATTGAAATATATTGCAGCGATCCGTTTAAATATTCAGACGTATTAAAAGAATTTATTGCTGAACCAAATGATAATGGGGTTCTTGAAGTGACAGTGATTAATGATGGTTCTGTTTCTGTTCCTATTGATTATGAAATAACTCACAACGCTGAAAGTGGTTTTATTGGTGTTGTGAGTGATAAAGGAACGATGCAGTTTGGAAAAATTGATGAAGCTGATAAAGAGCCTTATGAACAAAATGAAAGGCTGGGGACACTATGGGATTTTATAAATTTACCAAACGATACTAACGGTACTGATTATATGCATCCTTCGCATAGTGTAAAAGGAACGCTGGGTACTAGTACTTGGTTTGATCAGACCTTTTTAACTCTTGGTGTTTCCGGTCCTATCTCCTCGAGTTCTAACGGTGGATTACGTACTCTTATACTTCCCAGCGATTCTGAAGGAAGAAAAGGTGCTAAAAATTTTTATTCATATTTCCACCTTATTTTTTATGCTGGTTTGATGGGACAAACGGGTGAAATGTGCATAAATTGGCTTACCGAAGACAACAAACTTATCGCTGGGGTATGTTGGTACAAAACCGATACAACTGGTAATACAGGAAATTATGAATTATGGGCCAATGGGAAAGTATTACACACCTACTCATATACTACAAGTCACCTTGGAAATCAAAATCCATGGTATTGGGACTGGGGTCATTGCGATCTAAGAAAAGAGGGTAATAGGCTAACCTTTTACTACTGGGGCGGATACCCGTCTTATATTATTCCTGAAGTAGAAAATATGGAATGTGCAAAAATACAAATTGCTATAAAACAATATGGTAATCGTGGTGGCTCAAGTTTTATGACCTACATGGGCGTAAATGATTTTGTATTTGATAAAATGAATGTTGAAAAATGGAAAGATATACCTAATCGTTATCAGCCAAATGATGTATGTGTCATTGATGGTGAAAGCTCAAAATTCTATGTTAATGGTATGTATCGGCCAAACGATGAAATATTGGGGAGTCAATATTTTAAAGCTGATTCTGGTGAAACAAAAATTCAATTTGTTGTTAGTGAATGGACTAAAACAAAACCGACAGTGAAAGTACGTGTAAGAGAGGCGTGGATATAATGGACAATGTCAGAATTGCTGTATTAGATGCATACGATAACGTATGTATTTTTTTAGATAATACAATTGATGAGGCAATGCACTATTATAAAGATGAACTGCACACCTATTTGTCGGGATCAGCTTATACATACTCATTCAAAACATTATCAAATCACGATGATTCTAAGTTCCTTACTGTTGGTAATAAACTTTCTTTTGTATATAAAAACAAAGGTTATTACTGCAATATTGTAAATAATGAGCGTAATGAAAAATATACTAAAGTTACCGCTTACGGTCTTTCATTGGAATTATCTAATGAAGAAACCGGACCTTATAAAGCAAGTAATGCTTTAAGTTTTGATGAATACATTAGAGCGTTTAACTTTGAAAATCAGGTGTTTGAAATTGGGATAAATGAGGTAAGTGACAAAAGAATAACTCATGAATGGGAAGGAACTGAGACTATTTTAGCTCGGCTTTTTTCGCTGGCAAATGTTTTTGATGCTGAAATTGAGTTTATAACCGAACTGAACAGCGATTATTCATTAGGAGGTATTGTTTTAAACGTTTATAAAAAACATGATACAAATGTTCAAGGAATGGGAACTGATCGTAGAAGTGAAATTATCCGTTATGGAATAAATATTAGAGGCATTTCTAAAATATCTGATATAACAGAACTTTATACTGCAATTCGACCAACTGGGACAGATGGGTTAACATTAGCCGGTATTGATAAAAAAGAATACGATTCAAATGGTAATTTAGAATATTATTCACCAAGTGGAACAATTGAAATTTTAGCACCTCAAGCAAGGGATAGATTTCCTTCTACCTTGACAACAAGTGAAAATGATCGTTATATCGCTAAGGTGTGGAGTTATGAAACAAGCAATGTTAATACACTTTATGGCCAGGCACTTGCACAATTAAAAAAGAACTGTATTCCTCAAGTTAGCTATGATGTAGATGGTTTTATTGATGCAAATATAGGTGATACGTTCACAATCGAGGATAAAGAGTATAAACCAACGCTTTACTTAGAAGCACGTATTACAGAGCAGATAATCAGTTTTACCGATCAAACTACATGCAAAACTACCTTTGATAATTTTGTTGAAAGGCAGTCGCAGATTGATGAATCCCTCATTAAACAAATGAATGATCTTATTGAAGCAAATAAGAGCTATAGTGCAAATATTATTTCTAGTAATGGGATTATATTCAAAAAGGATGATGAAAAAACAATCTTAGAAGCGCTTGTAAGTGATGGAATAAATGATATTACAGAAAAATTTACTATAAAGTGGTATAAAGACAGTTTTTTTCTTATAGATTCAAAAACAACAGAAGTTTCAGCAACGGATTTAGAAAATGATAGATCCGTTTTTCGTTTTGAAGCGTTAACTGATAACGGTGTTATAAAAGCAAGTGCGGAAGTAACTGTATTGAAACTTGTGGACGGAAAATCAGCTATAGTATTAAAAATTGACAGTTCAAATGGCTATATATTTAAAAATACTGGGGTTAATACAACTATGACAGTTCAAATTTTTGTTGACGATAAAATTATCGATACATCTCAAAAAATGTATGATGTTTTTGGCGAACAAGCAAAAATTATATGGGAAATAAAAAATATTGGTGAAACAGAATATACACCAATAAATCAAAATGATAAACGTTTGTCTGATAATGGTTTTATTTTTACATTAACCAACAAAGACATAAACAACAAAGCAACATTTAGATGCTTTTTAGACTTTTAAAGGAGGATAATATATGGCAATAAAAGCAACAGCAGAGCAAGATGTGCTTGATATAACAGACGGCTATTCAATACATTTAAGTAATGATAATTATACGTTTCAGGGAACTACAACATCAGTAGAAGGAACTCAGTCATTAACTTGCAAAATAACCGCTATAAGAGGTTCAAATAAAATGGTGTGTTCAGTTGGGGATATTACAGCTCCAACGGGATTAAGTATAGTTTCAGATGGGAAAACACCAGAACCAACATTAACGATAACTGCAACAAGTGCATTAACTAAGAGCGGAAGTGTTATTATTCCGGTAAAGACAGAAGATGTTACAATTGAAAAAGTATTCAGTTGGTCGATAGCATTTAAAGGAAATAATGGTACAAGTGTTACAGTATCGAATACAAGCATAACATATCAAGTTGGTACTTCGGGAACGACTGCGCCAACTGGTTCATGGACAACCGCAATTCCTTCTGTTCCTTCAGGACAGTATTTATGGACAAAAACAGTAGTAACCTATAGTGATGGTAAATCTACTACAGCATACAGTGTGTCAAGAAATCCTACAAACGGTACAAATGGTACGAGTGTTACAGTTAAATCAACGGTTACAGAATATCAGGCAAGTAATTCCGGAACTACTGTACCAACTGGTTCATGGTCTAGTACACCAGTTGCTGGGAATCCTGGTCAATACGTATGGACTAGAACAACCGTAACCTATTCAGACAATAAAACAGCAGTATCGTATTCTATCTCAAGAAATGGCGCTAATGGTGCAGATTCGATCACTATGGCAATCAATTCTTCAAATGGAGTCATCTTTAAGAATACTGCTATCGCAACAACTTTAACAGCTCGCGTATTTAAGGGTGGGGTAGAAGTTACTGGCAGTGCATTAACTGCACTAGGAACGATTAAGTGGTACAAAGATGGTGGTTCAACAGCTGTAGCAACTGGTTCTAGTTTAACGATTAACGCTGGTGATGTTGATAATAAAGCGACTTATACAGCACAGTTAGAGGGATAGTTTATGGCTGTTAAAGCATATGCGCTTATAACATTAACAGACTGTTATGACGGTACAGATGGTACGGTTCATAGTGCTACTGCACCTAGTGATAAAACTAAGTTATGGTTTGATACAACTGATAATCTTCTAAAATACTGGAACGGTACTACATGGGAAGTGACTAATGATTTTGC